AAAGCAATCGAACGGTTGGAGAAGGGCGAGGAGCCCGTCTTCTCCGTCGAGTGGTTCGTGAAGAACGAGAACGCCCCGGCCAAATGGGATGGCAACAAAGGGCGTGGGATCTTCGACCCAGACCCTCTTTTCAAGGCATTTGTCGCTCCAGACGTGCACCGTGTGTCCAAGTCACTTTTTGCTTGGTTCACGGAGAAAGGGGATGATTTCAGGACGCACCAAAACAAGGTCTTGATTTCAACGGGCACCACAGCTGAGATTCTCAGTGAATGGCTTGCTGACGTAATCACCAAAGTCGGCACCCAAGTATTCATCATGGAAGTAGATGTTACCGCCTACGAGGCCAACCAGACTGCCGAGCAGAACCTGGAGTCCTTTGGCGAAATGCATCGACTCGGCATGCGTGATTCGGTATACAAGAAATACTGCGAAAGCAACCAACTGGTCTTCATTGACAAGCCTCGCGATAGCATCAAGAAGGCAACTCAGATCGCCAAAACGTTTGTGGCCTCGCGACACGGTGGTAACCCTAGTGGTGTGCCCGATGTGACTTTCCGAAATACCTTTAACACGCTTGTCGGCTTTTGTGGCTGTTTCCTTCATCATGGCTTCTCCGTCGCCGAAGTGTTGCAAAGTGTTGCTTCACTGTTCCTCGGCGACGACAACTTCTCTCTCGTGCCTGAGAGTTTCATGCAGCGCTTGACGCCTTCAAGTGTGCGGGAATACTTCAAAGAATACCACAATTGGGTTGTGAAAGTTCGGTTTCTACCGTTCGCTGAACTCCCCAAAGCGGAATTCTGTTCCTGCTACTTCGCGTCCAAGAACAATGGCTTCGTTTTCACCCCCAAGATCGGGCGGGTGTTAAGCCGGACGTTCTTCATGCGTGACACACTCCCCAAGAAGCCGGCGACCATGCTTGGCATTATTCGGGGCCTGTCGCACTTCGAGACAGGATTCATCTTCAGCAGAGTTATGCGCATGCTGGATGAAAAACTAACCAGTGCCGGTGTTGTTGTCGACGACCTTCCGCCCAAGTGGGTGGACTGGTCCAACAACCCTGTGGCGAGCAGTTCGAAAGGGAAGATCGGCCCCGATGAAACCATCGAGGCTGACTGCATGCGTTACGATCTCTCACAGCGGGAGATCTACGACGTGCTGAATTATATTGGGCGCTGCATCCGGGAATCCGAATTCCCCCGCAGCCCCATTTTCATCCCGTCCCACGACCTCTTTGACCGCATCTGCAGCGTTGACATCAAAATCGACGATGAGGATGAGATGGTCTCTTTCGTGGACGAAAGCTTGCCGAGCAGGCATCTGGTCCGAACGGTGCAGAGTCATCTGTATTATTCGGCGGAGCATGGTGTATTGCACATCATGAGGAGGTTGCGCGACAGCGGCACCCTTCTTTCTTTTCCGGCACGCTGGGGACTCGGATCTCCCCTGCGTGGTGCTATAACGTAAGTATGCACTACCCCCACATCCCTCGGCCCGGGATGTGGGGGTGCCGGTGGGCCGAGCTTCGGTTTACTTTTCTAACGCAACCAAACACATCAGAAAATACCAAAGAAAAGCGAAAATGACAGACAAGATCGAGTTCCCCAGCTTGCAGAATCTCATTGACACGAATGAATTGACCAAGGATGGCCTGGCCTGGATGAGCCAGGCCCTGGATCCTTTCCACGACACCAACCGCCGGGCGGTGGGTTATCCCGATCTCACGAACGGGAATTCCCTGGTGCAGGTGGTCACTTTGACCCAAACGTTCACGATAATCTCGCCTACGGATTTTCACGTCTTCTCGCTCCCGTTCCTGACCCAGCTCGAACTGTGGCAGTATCAAACTCAGTCGCCCACGGTCGTACTGCTCAATTCCCCGCCAACGGCGTTTGGAGACAAACCCTGCGGCTTGTGGAACGTTGTGCAGGTCGATCCTGGGCAACCCACTTTCCCAGCATTGCAGTCTGGGGGGGGGTACTCACCAGCGAACATTCTCCAGAATCACTCGTTTGACTTCTCACCCTATCTGGTCGGCAACTGTCGGCTGGTGGCAACGGGGTGTGAGGTCATTAACACTGGCCCCGAACTTCTGAAGTCCGGATCGATTACCACCTACCGGAGCCCCCAAGCCCTGGTGGATTCACATGTGGCACTCGAGACGGACCCAGTTGGTCCGACCCAACGGGACATCAATGTTAAACGAGTCACCATGCCTCCAGCTACTGCAGCTGAAGCCTTGCTAATTCATGGCTCCCAGATGTGGGATGCCTACGAAGGAGCATACATGGTGGGCTCACTGGCCACTGTCAACAATCCGGCTCAACGACGGGATTTCAAAGATCCCCTCATTGAGGCGGCTCCGGCCGACAACGGTCCCGGAGTTGTATTGATGACGCGTGTCAGCGAGCTGTTCCCCTCGGAGCGTTCAAACACACAGTAC